CTACACCCATAATGTGACTGGCTAATGGCAAAGAATAAAATATCCGTAGACTTAGAGGTTGATGATAAAGGCAGTTTAAAGAAAGTATCTAATAGTGCTGATAAAGCATCTAAAAGTTTAGATAAAGTTGCGAAAGGTTCAAGTACCGCTGACCGAAATATTAAAGGTGTCGCAGGCGCTTCTTCTAATGCTTCTAAAAACTTTTCCAAAATGTCTCAAGGCATGGGTGGACTCGTCGGCGCCTATGCAGCTCTTGCTGCACAGACTTTTGCTATTTCTGCTGCATTTAACTTTCTAAAATCTGCAGGAGACCTCAAAGTACTTGAAGCAAGTCAACAATCTTATGCCTCAAATACAGGCTTAGCGATGAAAGTTCTTGCAAACGATATTGTATCTGCTACTAATGCTACTATTAACTTTCAAGACGCTTCACAAGCAGCCGCAATTGGTACTGCTGCAGGGTTAAGTCCTGGACAGCTAAAATCTTTAGGTAAAGCTGCCAGTGACTTGTCTGTTACGTTAGGTAGAGATGTTACAGACTCATTTAATCGTCTTGTACGAGGCGTTACAAAAGCAGAACCAGAACTACTTGACGAATTAGGTATTATTTTACGTTTAAAAGATGCTCAAGAAGAATATGCGCGTACAATTGGAAAGAGTGCAAATGAATTAACCCAATTTGAAAAGAGTCAAGCAGTTGCAAATAAAGTACTCCAAGAAGCAAGCCGAGTAGCTGCATTAGCTCCAGAGGGCGTAGTAAATCCCTATAATCAGCTCGGCAAAGCTTTTGACGATATTTTAATAAAAGCCAAGCTATTAGCAGATCAGATAGTTGGGCCTTTAGCAAAAGTACTTACAGATACCCCAGGACTAGCGATAGCGTCTTTTGGACTTCTCTTAAAGGGGCCGTTAGCTGCTATGGGGGTTAGCTTTAAGGACATGGCTTCTCAAGCACGGTTAAATGCTAAGGAACAAGTAGCTGCAGCCGTAAAAGCCCAAGAGGCGTATAGAGCAACTCGCTTAACTATACAATCCACCACAGCAGCAGTGCGAGAGCAAGCAGCAGCAGCACTCGCTGCAGGCAGTCAATCAAAAATACTCCAACAATTTGCAAGCGGTGGGATAATGACTCCTCAAGCTCGTGCTACTCTTAAAAGAGCACTAAAAGCAGCGGAAAAGAATGTTAATGAGCACGGTATAATAATTGCTGGCATCTTTAAAGGTATGGATATTAAGATAGTTCGGGACTTCCAGATTGCTATGAAGCAGTTGGAAGTAGCCGAGGCCGGTAAAGTAGCGACAACTCAAAGAGCTGCTGCAACTATCTCAGCCGCATATGCTACAATAGCTGCGGTCATTGCTCGCACCAGTGCATTTATACTTACATGGGGCACAAGACTTCTAGGTGCTTTTGGCTGGTTTGCAATTGCAGTTACAGGATTTCAACTTCTTTCAAATTATATGGGGTGGTTTAAGAAAGATGCAGAAGAATCTGCAGATTCTTTAGAGCCTACTAGAAGTCGCTTAGCTGATTTAAATAAAGAGTACGAAAAATTTGGTGAAACTCAAGAAAAGCTTATTAAAGCAGGAAGATCTAACGAAGTATTCTCAAATGTAGCTACTAAATCGTCTATGTTAAGTTCTGATGAGTTTTCTTCTACGCTTAAAATGTCAAAGGAATACAATAAACTCTTGCAGAAACGAAACAAAATTGTTAGGTTGGCAGCAGCTAACCAGGACAATATGAGCAGAAGTACGAGAAGAGAGTTCAACAATGCTCTAGTACGTAATAAAGCAGAGCTAGACACTAACAAAGAGGCAAAAAAGTTTATAGATGATGAAATTAATGCTATTAATCAAGTAATAAGACTAACAGGTATGAAACCTAAGTTTGCCCTCGACTATCTAGCGGTTTTGAACGGTACCGCAAATGCTACTGAACAAGAGGCTCAGGCGATTAGAAATACCTTTCAGGAGAGAGGTAATCTTATAAAGCAGAGTACCAGACTTATTGCAGAAGCAGAAGCAGCTAGTAGCGATTGGGTTCGCAGCCTTGCGCCTTTATCTCAAGGAGACATTGGGGTGCGCAATATTCAACTTGCAATAGATAATCTTAATGAACAAGCCAACAGCGGGATAAGAATTACAGACGAGCAGTTAAAGTCTCTTAGAAAGCTTAGTGCGACTAAAAAGTTAATGGTGGCATTTGAAAAAGAGATAAACGCGGCAAAATTAGCATCAATTGCTCTTGATACAGCGCAAGAAAATCAATTACGAAACCTAGAAAGCTCTTACAACGGTATTATAAATGTAGCGTATGACATATTAAGAGCAGAGGCAGAAATAACAGCAAAACAGAATAGAATAGATAATTTAACAGAGCTAACAGAGCTAAGCGAAGAAGAAAATAACGCAAGAAATAGAGAAATAGAGCTTTTGGAGCAGAAAATAGTATTAGACAAAGCACGCTTAGAAACTACAAGGCAAGAAGGTGACTATTTAGGAAGAATTCTACAAACCTCAAGAGAAATAAAGCAAATTCGTCTAAGTTCTGAAGTTATGTCCCAGGCCAAAGAGTACTTAAATATTTTAAAGACTCAAGTAGATTTAGATAAGCAAAGTTTAGACGCTCGAATAGCTTTATCTAAGATACGCATGGCAAGGCAAGAGCGTAGAGAGTCTACCGAACCTTTCGCCTTCTTAGACAAGCAGGAGAGAAATGCTCAAAATGCGTATGATTTAGAATCCGGCTTGTTGAAGTCTAAGATTGCGCAACTGACTGCAGAAGCAGACATGAAGCGTCAAATGGTATCTATGGAATTTGTTCTGTTGGATGCAAAGTTACGTGTTTCAGAATTAGAGCTTAGAAATAGAGCAGAAGCAGATGGCCTAAGGGAAGGAGAAAAAGAAACTTTATTAGCTTTAGCCTCTGCTACTGAGGCACAAAGGCAGCTAAGTGCCGATACTTTGGGAGCTCGTTTAGGTATAATAACTGAACAGCAAAGTGTTGCAATAGCAAATGCAGTAGAAGAAGTGGATAAGTTAAAATTTGCAAACGAGCAGCTGTCGGACACTAATGTACTATTATTAGATATACAAACTAATTTTGCCAGTGGATTTTCAGAGGCTTTTAGCTCTATTATACAAGGAACTGCTTCTGTAAAAGATGCCTTTAGAAATATGGCAATGAATGTTCTTAAGTCTTTATCTGATATCATATCGCAAATGCTGGTAGCAAAAATAATTCAATCTTCTTTAGGATTCTTTGGGGGAGGTGGTCCTGCTATAAATACGTCTGCTTTGAGCGCAGGTTCAGGGCTAGGGCCCACCAGTACTCCCGGGTTTACCTTGCCTGGAATTACAGGGGCAGCAACTGGAGGAGTATTCTCTCAAGGAAAGAAGATGTCTGGATACGCTACGGGAGGTATTGCGAGTGGGTCTAAGACAGGGTACCCTGCCGTTCTTCATGGAACAGAAGCAGTAGTGCCTCTACCTAATGGAAGATCCATTCCAGTAGATATGAGTGGAAGCGTGGGTCAAAACAACAATGTTACTGTAAACGTAGCAATAGACTCAAACGGGAATGCCTCTACTAATACGGAACAAAGCTCTGCAGAGGCCGGTAACATGGGTAACCTAATTGCAAAAGCAGTGCAGAAAGAGCTTCAAAATCAGAAACGTTCAGGCGGCATATTAAGCCCCTATGGAGTAGCATAATGGCAATAGGTTTCTTACTGCTGGACGGGGTCTCAGTGGCTCGTCCAGATAAAAATTTAAATCGTACTTCATCCCCTCGTGTGCTAAAAGCCACCTTTGGAGATGGGTACGAGCAAAGACTGGCAGATGGTATTAATAATATTCAGGAAGAGTACAGTATTGCGTTTAATAATCGCACTAAAGAAGAGATAGACGATATAACTGCATTTCTTGCTTCTAAGAATGGAGTCACTTCTTTCGAATTTACAATTCCTGACTCAAATAACTCTGGAGAAAGCACTGTTAAAGTAGTTTGTGAACAATATAACCAAAACTATACTTATGGTGACTTCTACGGGTGTACAGCAATGTTTAGAAGAGTGTATGAACCATGAGTGAATTAATCGAATCCGTACAAACTCAAGATCCTGGAAGTGCCTTAATAGAACTTTTTGAGCTTGATCTTGGAAGTACTGTAATATATATGCATTCAGGAGTCGAGGAAGATCTGACTACAATTGAGTTTAGAGATAAGCTTTCTCCATATACTGTTAGAGAGTATACAGCTTTTCCTATAATGATGGATGGGATAGAAGCTTCTTCAGATGGAGCATCAAATCGTCCTTCTCTTAGTGTAGCGAATGTTTTAAGTAGCTTTTCGGATTCTTTAGGTGGCCTAAGTAACGAAGACTTGGTAGGTAAAACCATAGTTAGACGACAAACTCTAAAGAAGTACTTAGTAGGGGAAACCGGAGATACTACGCCACCTGTAGAGTTCCCCTCTAAAAAGTATATATTGGATAGAGTTTCCTCTGAAAATAGTGTAGCAGTTACTTTTGAACTGTCTGCTCCTTTTGATTTATCAGGTATAACAATACCACGAAGAACTTTGGTGGGAAAATACTGCTCTTGGATTTACCAAGGGCACTTCGGAGGGGTCGGAGGTGGATGCACTTGGGCTTTAAATAGCGAAATTCAGACTGCAAACGCTTCTGGGGGCGTTAATACTCATAAAGCATTTTTTACACAAGATGACGAGCCTATTGTACCTGAAGCAGATGTAGCAGCTACTACGGCTTTGGGGCATACTGGAGTTAAGGGATATGTGACTTGGGACGAAAACGACTCTTATGTGGTAGATAACTTTGTTTTGCATTCAGATACTGTGTGGAAGTGTGTCTTAGCAAATACTGGAAATACTCCCGAAGCTAACTCAAGATACTGGCTACGAGGCGACGTATGTGGCAAGAAGTTGTCCTCTTGCAAAGCCCGATTTCAGTTCAAGCCTAACTCTCTTGCTTCGAGTAACTCCATTCCTTCAGTGGAAAAGCTTACTAATCAACCTCTACCTTTCGGGGCTTTCTCAGGAAGTAAAAAGTTTAGATGATAGAAGAAATACGAGATCACTTTGAAAAAGAATACCCCAGAGAAGGATGTGGCATAATAGCAGTAGTAAAGGGGAAAAAGAAGTGGTACCCATGCACTAATGTTGCAGAAGGGGAAGACGACTTTATACTTGATCCCAAAGAATTTATAGAAGTAAGAAAAGCTGCCGATATAATAGCAATTGTACATAGCCATCCCGATGGAGAAGCTCTGCCTAGTGAAAATGATATAAAGTACTGCAATGCTTTGGGTATTCCTTATTACATATTTAGCTTTCCCCAAATGGAGCTACATACTTTACAGCCTAGAGTTACGTTCAATCCTCTAGTAGGTAGAGAGTATGACTTTGGAAAGTTTGACTGTTTAGAAGCTGCGCGAGATCACTATAGCAGTATTGGAATAGAATTACAAAAAAGACTACCTTACTTAGATGATTGGTGGGAAGTCGGAGAAGACTACTTTACCGAAGAACACATAAAAGAGTGGGGCTTCAGTAAGGTAACAGACTTAAAAGTAAACGACTTATTAATATTCTCAATAGGAGCCTCTGTAGGCAATCATTGTGGGGTTTATTTAGGCAATGATATTTTCTTTCATCACGCAGTGCACAGACTATCCTGCAGAGAAAATATGTACCCAATGTGGAAGAAGCACTTAACTGGAATTTATAGATATGAAGCGTAAAATATATTTAGAAGGCGAGCTAGGCCATAAATTTGGTCAGCAATTTAACTTTTCAGGAGAAAGCGTTCAGGACGCACTTCGCCTTATAGCATCAAATCGCCCAGAATTTAAAAAATATCTTATTGACTGTATAGAAGAAGACATTGGCTTTTCTATCCAAGTTCAAGGAGAGGATATTTCTACTCCTTCAGACTTACTTCTTCCGTTGAGAAACGGAGATATTGTTATTACTCCAGTTGTTGGAGGATCTAAGTCCGGAGGGCAAAAAATTCTTGCTGCCGTCCTCATAGCAGCAGTCATTATAATGAATCCAGGAGGCTTTTTTATATCAGGAGGTGCGTTAACTACTCCTGGCCTTATTGCGAGCAGCATAGCACTAAATCTAGCCATGACTGGAATTCAGCAGCTTATGGCCCCAGATCCTGCAACTGACTCCGACGAGCCCGAAGGCTACTTATTTAATGGTTCACGAAATAATGTTGTAGAGGGAGACCCGATTCCTCTTTTATATGGAGAACTCCGTGTTCCGGGATACCCTGTATCTTTCGAAGTAATGGCGGGCAACTATGTCCCTCCTCGTCCTACATACGCATATGCTCCTGTAGATAGTTGGGACTATACAGACGAAAGAGACCTTAACGGTAAAGAGCTAACTGGAGACCAAGTACAAAGATCTCTAGAGAAGAAAGAGAACTGGGGCGTGGACACTGCGGGATTCTCTAATGTACAAACAATACTCTTTACAGATGTGATCTCTGAGGGGCCCATTCAAGGTTTAGTAAGTGGTGGCTCCTCAATATATTTAAATGATGATGCGGGAGAAGATCCTGCTACAAGTACTATAAGACTCTCAGATACTGCTGTTAATTTTGAGTTTACTAATGGTTCTACCCAAGTTACTCTAAACAAAGCAGTGCCTATTACCTTGCCTGTTAATGGAGCAGGTAGAACTCTTATTGTAAGAGATTACCAAAATGCTCCTGGAGCCACTGAAAAATGGTCCCAAGGAAGTTCTTTAGGTATAAAAATAACTACAACTTCGGACTTATTTTTAGACGACTACATATACTCATTTGATAATCCTACAGCAGCAGCAGCAGTTAGAGTTGTTAACAGTGCTGGCTTTACTGTATTTGAAGGTTGGATTGAAAAAATAGATTCGGCTACAGTAGCTTACGTTACTCCTATATCTACAAGTACTTATAACTCCTTATACTTGGATGGAGATCACACTATAGTTATAGATGTTCAGTTTAAGGTGTCGGGGGTAGATAGTGTTAACAATAACTCTATAACTTTAGCAGAAGCTTGGCCTGCTCCCGATGGAACATATAAATGTGATCTTACAGGAAACTACTCCAAAACTGTAGATACTAGCAAGACTTTTAAGTTTGCCTATGAATTCAAAAAAGGAGAACTTGTAGAACGCCCCTTTAAAGATAGGGCGGGTACAGGAATGGGCAATGAAGCAGTATCTAATGCTGTGAATCTAACTCTAGTAGGGCCAGGAGAATCTGGAACTCAAACAGTAGAGCTTCAAGGTACTCAAGCTGGAGGGTTCAATTTATCTACGGCTCAAGCGGAAGAAGTAGACGAAATAAGAGCTATAATAGCTTATCCCAATGGACTAGAAAACCAAGGCCCTAATGGTGAGCGAGTAAATGCAAATGTACAGTATGACTACTCTCTTTCATTTTCTAAAGATGGCACTACTTTTGATGCTCCACTACTTTCCAGTAGATTAAGCCATAGCTACTCTAGTACTTCTGCAATTAACTATTCATTAGATATTGAACTACAGCAGTATAAACCTTTTAAAGACTTTAAGTTAATAATTACTCGCCTGACAGACACTAATAAAGCTTATGCTGAAAATACTACTGTGTATAAAGATGTTGGTTATGTAAGCCAAAGTGGTTCCTCTATAAGTATTGTTACTGGGCTGATAAAAGAAAGGATGTCTTACCCTCTCACAGCTATGGCAAAAGTCATAGTAAATACTGAGAGATTCCAGAGTACCCCCAAAATTACTTACCATGCTAAAGGGTTAAAAGTATCTGTACCATCAAACTATGTTACTAGA